ATACAGTAATTGTGTTATTTGTTACTGCTACATCAATTCCTTCTCCGCCAGATACTGTAAGTGTATCTGTAAGTAGATCAACTGTGTCTGTTCCTGTATCTCCAGCAATTGAAAGATTTGTTGCTACGCTTACGGTTCCTGCTGCAGTTAAACGACCTTGAGCGTCTACTGTAAATGTAGGAATTGCTGTTGTTGAACCATACGAACCTGCTGTTACGGCAGTATCATTTAATCTTATAGTGTGACTTCCAGATGGATCATTGTATGTTGCTGTTAATCCAGTACCTGCTACTACTGTTGAGCCAATAACGTCTTGAATAACTTCTGTAGATCCAGATGCTGGCGTCCACTCTGTTCCGTTATAGAAAAACAGAATATTTGAAACATTGTTATAGTAAAGTTGACCAGTAACTGGATTTGATGGTGCTGATGCTAAATTTTGAATTCTTGCATTTAGCAATTCATTTTTGTTAAGGTCTAAACTGACCGCATACGTTCTTGCCATTTTTTCTTCTCCTTTTTAAGACAGATGTGCTGTCCCTGAAAATGGTTGAGCCATTGTCAGTGTAATTTGATTTGTATTATCATAATCTATACCAGTTTCTAGTATATCTCCTGCGCTTGTTTTTACTGTTACGTTTGGATAAAACCCCAAATTGTGTAATACTATGACGCTATATGTTCCTGCAATAGGCCCAGTAACTTGTGATAGTTCCCATGAATACCTAAATGCGTAATCTGCTCCTGCTGCCGACAATCCTATAATTGTAGCGCCTGTCCAATTTAAATCATTAAGTTTTGGACCGTAGAATTCATGAGTTGTGTTATTAACATAGAAATCTCCAGTAAGGCCAAGGTTACTTGACGGAATACCAGATCCGTTTAAAATGGTTTTACCCCTTGGTCCTTGTGGACCAGGAGATGAAACTGTTACTTCATTTAATGTTTGTCTAACTACTACGGATTCAGCCATTATATAGTTACCGATCTACTGAGAGTCATAAAACCCTCTAGGAGTTTTATTTTGTTCCCGTTAGAATCGATAACCATAATGTCATATGAAGATTTTGGATAAAAGAGTTTGTTTGTTTGAGTTGGAGTAAGAGTTACAGTTAATTTTCCAAGTGATCCATCTATTACAATACCACCGCTTGGAGATGTTAAAGTTACTGCTAACTTACTTCCACCTTTTGTATCACGTATCTGCATTTTTGCGGATGCGCCAGTAAGATCAATTGCGTTGTTACTTGAATCTTTATATTCTGCTATAAAGGTAAAAGTTGCGTTTTGATCTACTTCAAAGTTCTTTTGTCCTGCCATTTGCCATAGTCTCCTAAATAGGAATACTCCTGTACTAATTTTAGCACAGGAGTATTCCTAATAATGAAATTACTTTGTTTCTGCTACAAATCCAAAATCTTTATTACTTGGGCTTAGAGCCTTAAGAATAACTGGTGCTACTGCGGCAAATCCACCCATCAAAAGATCTCTAGGGCTGGTATTCCCAGTCATGTAAAGAGCAATTGATGCTGAAAGGAATGCTCGTGCGTAAGTTCCTAGCGCTGCTAAAATCTGTTCTGTCATAACAACTTTCCCATCTTTGTTTAAATCTGCTTTTGCAAATTTAGTCATTTGATCATCTCCTCGTGGGCAAGGTGCCCATGAATTTTCGGTTTACCCGAATACTATAATTCTACCACTAAGCTGAAATATCTACAAGTTCACAGTTCCCGTCTGAACTGCAAGCAAGCGTGGCGTTGGTAGATGTTCCATCTTCTGTTTCGTAGAAAGATAAATCTTCCCAACGAATTCCTTTAGGCATTTTAGCAACAAGAGAGTCGTACTGTTCTTTTGTTATTTCTTGGTAGGGGGCTTGCTTATATGAGTGATCTGAATGCGGCAAGAAAGAAATTCCTGATACCTCATCAAAATGTTTATAAACCCAAGCTCCAACTTCCATCCATTCATCTTCTTTTACAGATACTGTAATTGATGGCTTATGCTCACACCATGCACGTTGATAAACCAGCCAAATATTTAAGTGTTCAATAGCTGTAAGATCATTCCTAACAATTGCGCCGTTTGGTGCTTTTACTGGAAATGAAAATACGTATGTATCGTTTGGCTTCATTACATCATCTTCTACTGGAATTCCGACTTCTTTTAAAAATGTAGAGATAGGGTCTCCCTTTGCTCCACGCACCGTACGAATGTAATATGGAGAATGCCAAGCATGCATCCCTGAAGATACCCCGACCAATTGAGATACTGTTCCTGATGGCTTTACACATGTAATAGCGGCAGACTCTGGAATCCCAATTTTCCCAGCCTCATCTTTATTTTTTGCCCTTGCTGATTCTCTAAGAGTCATCAAGAATGCTTCTAGTGAAACAAGGTCTTCTTTCCCTGACATAAACTTATGTCCAAATTGTCCAGTTAAAGAAACGCCTAACAAACGCTCTTCTTCTGTGTTGTCTTTCCATATTTTACGAATATACTTAAAATCAGTAAGAGTAGATTGCCATGTTCCAAGAATGGTTGCAAGTTCTACCTTACGCTGGATATCTTTTTTTGTATCATTTTCACGTAGTACGACTTCTGAAAGGTTACAAAACTGGTAAGGACGTAAAATAATTTCTGAGCACGGGTTAGTTCCATAGTGTATATTTGGATCTCTTCTTCCATATTTGGCTGCCTGGGCTTGAGCTGCGGCCACATTGTATATACCTCGTTCTCCTGATTTTGAATCATATAAAGATTTCCATTCTGCAATAAATTGCTCCATGTCTGGCTTGCGTGAGTACGCAACAGAGTTATTAGATAAAGCACGTTGTGTATTTGCTTCCCACCAGTTACCTGATTTGGCTTGCGCCATCTCAATATCATTAATGTTAGAAAGAGAAATCATTGCTGAACGACGAACTCCGCCTACAACAACAACTTCACCAATTTTACACATAATATCGTGACATTCAATTGGTTTAAAGTTTCTTCCTGTAGCATTTTTAAATTTTGAAATTGTAAAATCAAACAAGTTAATAAGTGGTTGTGGCCCAGATGATCTTCCGCCCATTGTTTTAAGTCTTGCGCCTGCAGGCCTTACTTTAGAAACATCAATTGCTGGAATTTGTCCAGACCAAAGTAATGCTAGCAACTCACGATATGCTTTTGCCCAACCTTGCTTTGAATCTTCTACTGTAATTATCGTAGTTGATTTCTCTAAAGATTCTGGGACGGCAGGAAGTTTGTTAATGTATTTATACTCAACAGAAAATCCTACACCTGTACCGCACATAAGAATATACATTGTCTCATCAAATGAGCGTGGGGAATCAACTGGAAGGAAAGCACAATTGTATCCTGCTACATTATCTCTTTCTAATGCTGCTCCTGAAGTCATAACAGAGCGCATTGATGGCATGACGTTTCTTTCAAATACACCATTTTTTAATTCCGCAACAAGCTTTTCATCTGGAATGTAATTATAATTTTCTTTTAAGTGATTTAACATAAAGTCAAAATATCTATCTACTGTTTCTCCCCAAGTTTCACGACGATTTTCTTCTGACATCCATCTTGCATATCTAGACAACGCAATAAAGTTTTCATAAGGGTTTTCAATAGTTCTTGACATAATATACCTGTTTCTCCGCCTTGCGGTTGTTTAATTTTTGAGTGAGATCCTAGTGTATCAAACTTTATTTAAATGGGGAAGTCACTTTGAGAATTTTTTAAAAATATGACTAAACGATTTATTAGTCAACTGATCCCAATTATAATCGTTATGTATTTTAGTTGACTGGGCGTAATAATAACCAGCATATGCTTTAAAATTATTTGCAACCTCAACCATTTGTTTAGACAAATCAAATAAATCTGGCTCAAAAACTTTTCCTTCATGTGGAAAAGGCCAGGGTGAGTCTACAAGTGTTGATTTAATTTTTAGTGGACCAAGATAATTCTCATAATGTGCCCAACCACTAGTACAAATTGTTGGCATGCCAGTTGCTAAAGCTTGAAGCGGAATAAAGCCAAATCCTTCTCCATAGCTTGGATAAACTAAAACATCGTGATCATGATAAAGTTTGACTAATTGATTTTCATCAATATCATCTGTTATCATCTTAATATTACTATACATATGATGAGGTAAACCAATAATATTTCTATCTATATAGTTATTATATATTCTAGTAGTATTACTGTTATGTGCTTTAATAGTTAAAGAATAACGAGGATCATTTCCAAATAAGGATACAAATGCATCTACTACCATCTGTCCCGCTTTTCTTGGGGCGGGTTCTCCAATATGTAAAAACTTTATAACATCAGATTCTTGACGCTTTTTAGGTTTCCATACAGGATCTATGCCATGAGGATAAACTTTAACATCTTTAAATCCATTATCTTCAAATACATCTGCACACCAATCTGAAGTTGTCCATATTTCATCACAAGCATCTAAATATGGAGTCCAAGTCTTTGGAATAACTGTAGATTCCCAGGGAGTGTAAGAAATCTGATATTGATTTCTATGTAATTTGTAAAATAAAGGTTGAGAAAAATTTAATTGAACTGGAGATGTTGATTTTTGAAAAGGAACAACATGTCCTAAATTAGTTAATGATTTAACTATTTTTTCTGCGGCATGGCCATATCCATTGTTGGATCTAAGGTTCACCATAGGTGTAGAAAATGATATTTCCATGATTTCTTTCTAGTTGACTGACTTGACAGTAACTTACGGCCAATGTTATGATTATAGTTCGTTATCTCTAAAGGAGGAAATGCCAATGGAGAATATAAAACAAAGTCTTAGTGACTTGGTACACAGTACCACTGTAATAGTAATGATAACATTATTTCTATTTTCAGTAAACCCCACTACGGCTGAAAAAGCAAAGGCTTCGATGAAAACTGAAGTCCAATTAAAGCAAGAAAAGATGCATGAGTTGGGTACAATGAAGTACACAGCAAAGCAGCAGCTTACAGACAAAGATTTGATATTCATTTTAGAGTCTGCAGGTTTTCAAGGTCTAGGTCTTAAAAAAGCTTGGGCTATAGCAAAAACGGAGTCTAATGGACGTCCGCTTGCATATAACGGGAATAGGAAGACTGGAGATAGTTCCTACGGAATTTTTCAAATCAATATGCTAGGGCAACTTGGCGTAGTACGAAAAGAAAAATTTGACTTAGTATCGAACGAACAACTGTTCAACCCAGTAACAAACGCAGAGATAACGTACTATATGACTAATGGCGGAACCAATTGGTCAGCTTGGAAGGGTTTAACCCCAAGAGCACAGGAATGGTTAACGCAATACCCTTACTAAAGTAAAGAGGAAGTAATGCAAAAGATACAATATGTATCTAAATATATAGCCCTTTCAGAAGAGGGTCTTGTTCCAAGGTTAGAATGCCCCATGGATCAAGGCTCTCTTCTACCTAACCAGGATTTAGAAGATAATATATTTTTGTATTGCCTATCGTGTGATTTTAATAAAACGCTAGGATTTAAGTATTATGATGAATTAGTTAAACATGTAAAAGAGGTGGGAAATGGATAATAAGTGTGGTTGCGGTAATTGCAACTGTAAATCTTTTGTAGATACTCAAATGAATGAATCAGCATTAATTGATGTAACAGATAACATGGGTAGAGTAATTTTTTGGGAAGACATAGGTAGACCACTTGGAGAATGAAACAACTAATCTAGAAGATAACCTACCAATGGTTAACTACATTATGCTTCATAGAATATATGACATGTTGGCCCTAATAGCAAATCATTTGGCAGATCCAGAAGAAGTGGCTAAAATGGTTAGCTATCATGAACAAGGGTTCCTTCTTGGTCCAGTCCCGTCTTATTCTCCTTCAGAAGAAAATGCTTGACATTGAATAACAGATAATCTACAATAAATTTGTATGGGTCGTAGCATCCCACATGTTCCCCATACATTGCATCGTAAGGTGCCAGAGCCCAATTGGATCCGCCTCCGATTGGGTTTTCTGTTTCTATAAATAAATTTGAGCATACAGTGCGAAATTGAAAGTGCGAAAATAGTGCCTCGGCGGTAGAAGACCCTCTTGACAATTTTGAGCATAAAATGCTAATATAGTCTTATGACTAAAGAACAAGCAATTGAAATAATGATGAACTCTATTAATTCTGACAATAAACAATTTTGTTTAGATAACGGCATGAGCGAAGAAGAAGCTGATAAAAATATTCAAAATAGTCAAATGTCTCTTGGTGTAATGATGAGCAATATTTACGATAAGCTAGTTGACGCTAAAATAATCGCTTGATGCTATAATTAGGAAATGGGAAGAAACCATTTTGCTAAAACATTTCAATCACCTTATTTTCAATCTGATTACTATAAGAAAGAAACCCCTGGCGGAATACTTGAAACTAAAGTAGAAAACTTTTTAAAAAAGATGATAGCCCCTATTAAGAAACTTACCCCTAAGAAGCCTTCTGAAGGCAATTAGAGCCAACTTTAGCTAGATATGGTACCCCAAGGTACAACATAGCTTCAAAAGGGCGGGAAATCCAAATATGATACAATAATATTATGGATACACTTACAGACAAATGCTACTTCTGCGATAATACAGCAGAATATAACGATATAGCCAAGGTAGAAGGAAATGGTTATGTTGTTTCTAGTGTATGTAAGAAACATTTAATAATGGGACTATCTTCTTAAGCTGGTCCACCAGGTCTCGATCCTGGGACATTCGCATTAACAGTGCGACGCTCTACCAACTGAGCTATGGACCAATATTTTTAATTTCCCGCCAAATTATAAATTAACCCACTATGTATGCTATAGTGCCAAGAATAAAAACTATCACTGTTACTATCAATACCGCGATTATTGTTTTCATATTTCTATTGTACTTTCTACTAATATTCTAGTTGACTAGAATTATATCTTATATGTATTATATCTTTTCTTTATAATGATAACTTCCAGAATTTGAGCATACAACCCCTATACCCCTAAATGATTTCTTTAAGGTTCCCCGAAATTGTCCATTTATAAGATAGCAATTCATCGGTTAGAGCTGTAGCTTTTATTTGAAAGAATTTAACTTCCGTCATCATCGCACTTGGAGTTTAACCCCTTGATATTATCTCCGAAAACTGTCCAAGGTAATTATTATAACATTCAAAAAATTGATTGGTCAAGCTTTGCAAGATTTTTTATGATTTGATAGCGTTATATGTGCAAAGGCAGATCTTACTTCTAGTTCCCGCCCACATATATCACATTTAACAGTTCTGATTGAGGCCATATCTGAAGTATATAGGATCTATATATTCTAGTCAACTGCTTTTTTAGAATATTACAAAATGTTAATATATTTTTTTCTTGTATGATACAGTATAAAATCAAAATCGGACATTTCGGATAGACCGCACATATTAGACACATTTTTATCTGAATGTGATTCGAAACACATACTTATTTTTTAAAATGTCCGAATTATACGCATTTTGAATTGTCTTTTGTCAGTCCCCTCATATATGATAAAGATATAAAGAAAGTTAATCAAGGTGATTAACAAGAAAGGACAATAAAATGTCAAACAGTATTTTTGGTCAAGGTTTCGCTAAGGTTAGCGATTATCCTAAAGGTTTAATGAACCTTTGCCCTTGCGGACAGGTAGTCTTAGCACCTGCTCAATATCACGCAGGTTTCCCATGGTGGGAAAATCCTAACAAGTGTAAAGACTTGTTTGATCTAGTGTCTTTGCCACCGCTTACACGCTCATGCGATTGCGATAATGAATATTGCTACTGTGACTAGTAACACACTAAGCCCTAGGGCGTGTCGCTACTAAATGTCAGTAGCAGATGATAGTCTTACAGACATAACAATTAAATAAGAATTAGAGCGTGAGCCTAGCAAATAATCCCGAAAGGGTGAGCCTAGCAAATAATCGCTTAACACATAACTACTAACGAAAGAGAATAAAAAATGTCATATGTTTACTCATACGCTACTAATAGCGTTAATAAGTACGAGTCTATCCAATCTGCCGTCGCAGATCAGTATTATTATCTAGATGAGTCAGAGGCTATTGCCTTGTTTGACCCGCTAGGTGATGAGCAATTAACAGATGAACAAGTATCCCTACTAATGAGCGAGGCAATCTAAATGACTATCACTTACACACTATGGCAAGGTTCTAGCCTGCTAGCCGTTAATCAGAAGGCTAATAGCGCAGATGAATTATTAACAGTAATGACAGAACTAAATAAATTAGGTAAAGGTTTCACCTATAACATTAGAGAGGTAGATACTAAATGAAAATAGAATTAGACGGCTATGGATTCATGTTTGATTCAGAATGGGGCTACGTGTCCCTATCATGGCAACTGCTAGCGTTAGCATTCTTATCTATAGTGGCTTATAAGTCTTACAAGGCTTATGACAAGCGTGAGCGTGATGGTGTGGCGTAAATCATAGTAGCCTAACGGCGTGTCGAGTTGACATATGTCAGCTTGACCCCCCCACAGACGTGGGGGTTATCCACAGGGTGATTAAGGGGCTGTGGATAAACACCCTGGATTTTGCGACACGCCCGAGATCCATGTGATATTAAACACAAAAAGAATATTTAGACACGCCGAGCCATATCCCTAAAATGTCAGTAGCCTACGCTATAATTGCGAGTATCTACAAACGAAAGGGGTCAATATGACTCTATCCCTGCTCAATGGTTTTTTTATCGGTAAATTCTTTACTGGTGATTCCGCTTATGTTAATCATAAGATCGTAAATATAATCGCAATAGATGATGATGCTCAAATGGCGCATGTTGTCTTACAGCGTTACACAATAGGCAAGGGTGCTAGCGTTAGCACAAATGGCAATCAGTTATTTAACTACGAGTTACCATACTCAGAATTTGAAAAGGTGTTCAAATGAATCTAGATGAATATAAGGCGCATGTCCTTGCTACACGCAAGGCTAGCGCAGATCAAGCAATGTCAGTGCTATCTGCTACAATCTCCGATATAACAACAACGAAAGAAGGCTAATATGGATACTTATTCATACGCACCAACACAAGCCCTAAAGGGCTTAGCCATAGTCTATGGCGTACCTGTAACACCCGCCCTAATCGAACTACTAGAGAAAGCCTATGAACTAGGTTGCGAGGATACTTACTAATGACTAAAGATGAAAAGATCGAAAAGATTACTAACATGGCTAAAAAAGAATATGGCGATAATTGGTTAGCCGTATTATGGGGATCATCTCGCGTTTTATTATCAGACAAAGATTTAAATATCATTATTAGCGTATTGGAGAAAAAATAAATGTTAGATTTTGATGTTGCCTTCGAAATAAAAACATGGTTTGATGACATGCTAGACGAATCGTATCCAGTTTTTGAAATTGGAAATTTAACTTTTACCGCCTCGCAAATTTTGCGAGAGTGTGACCCGATTGCTTATCGCCAATCGCTTTTGGATTTCGAGGACACAATTATTGAAAACGAAAGGGCGGAATAAAATGAATAAAAATAATTTAAATTATGATATTTTTGGTTTTGCTAATTTAATTAATATTGATCATTTAACAGATGAACAAATTTTAGAATTAGAAAAAATATTTGATGACTATGAATAAATAAAAAATAAAAGGTGAGTTGGGTTGACAATTGTCAGCCTGACCCCCCACAGAGCTGCGGGGGCTGTGGATAACTTAAGAAGGCTTGTGGAAAACCCCTGGAATTTTGTGAGATTACTCACAAAAAGAATTTTCCGACACGCCCGAGTAAATGAGCCAAAATGTCAGCCAGCCGTGGTATTATTCCATTATCAATTAACGAAAGGCTCAAAATGACCAATTATGAACTTAGAGAATTAGCAGAATCTCTTGCTAAAGAAAATCATGGAAAAGATAAGTATGCTGCGCTTTGGGGCGCTGCTTCTGTATTGCTTTCAGTTAAAGATTTACAAATTATTGTAAAAGTAATGGGGGAATAAATAAATGATTTTAACTTTTAAGGCTGAGCGAATTGATCGCTTTGGTTCATTAGAGCGCCAAACAATGTTAGCGTTACCAGTATCAGATGAATTTGATGCTAATGATCGTTTAGATTATATTGTAAATAATGGTTGGACTATTTTAGAAATGGAGATTAAATAATGTGTAATGTCTGCTACTCTCAAGCAAGTGGTTTCGCTTCTTATTCCGCCGTTCCTTCTACTATGTGCGACTCTCATTTTTTTGAGTGGCAAGAGGAAAAGATTTATAACGATTTGGATCGCTCCCGTGAGGATATTTATTTATAAATAGCGGCGTGTCGGCTTGACAAATGTCAGGCCGACCCCCCACAGACGTGGCGGCTTATCCACAGCTTTAAGGGAGCCTGTGGAAAACCCCCGAAAAAATGTGAGATTACTCACACGACACGCCGTCTTACTATTTGAGAAAAAACAATTCTAATTTGAAAAATGTCAGTGCCATAGGCTATAATTGCCACTATCAACAACAACGAAAGGCAGACACCATGTCAGCAAAACCATACACAATAATCAGCCTCTTAGAGGGAAAAAACTATCGCTCACACTCTCGCAATAATGAGGGAGTTATCATACACGCAGAGAAGCGTGACTCAGTTTGGTACGGCTCAGAGTTTGAGGCGTATGCTATTGAGGTTCGCCCACCATGGGGAACACCCAACTTTTGGGCAACTGTCGCCGTTAAAGTATCTGATTAAATAAATAAACGAAACAGAGGCAGTTTAGAGAGAGTTCTCGCCTAATGTCGTAAGTAAGAACTCTTACCAATTTTGTCAGTGCTAACCGATATAATGTCTAAATAAATAAGCGAAAGGAAATAAAAATGGTTAACTCAGTTCAGGTTTTTGAGTGTGATGAGTGTGGTGGTGAAGGTTTAATTTTTTGGGGAAATGGTGACGACTATGATGTCGAAACTTGCGAGTGTCCTATCGGAAAGGAAATAAAATAATGGAGCGTTACACTTTAACGTGTACCTATGACGGACAGGTTCACCAAACTAATACTTGGATATACGCAGACGCCTTAGAAGCGTTTGATAACTATCTTAAATTTGTAGATCATGGTTTTGCTATGGACTACTCAACTGTAAATTTGTCACTGCCTAATGGTAAGATGTATACCAAAGTAATCTACCGAGATGGAAGGATCATAAAAAAATGACACGCAAAGACTATCAAGCAACCGCAGAAATTCTTAAATTTATGTCGGATAAGGTTCACCCCGCCGTATTTTCTAAAGTAGTAAATGACTTCGCACTTATTTATGCTAAAGACAATGCTAGGTTTGATATAACTAAATTCCACGAAGCAAGCAACTACAAGGTAAAGGTGATCAGCAATGGGAAATAATTTCGCAACCGACTTAGCAGAATCAGATGTGAGTTTAGAAAACTCAATTACAATTCAGTTAAGAAATAATCATTATCCGCCAGTACCATATGAGATGGTGCCAGTATGTATGGAAGCAATTATCGAATGTAACGAAGGCAACAGCCATAATTTAATTGACATGCCAGTTATTGATGGCTTTCAGGTTCTATGGCGTGGACAAGCCAGCGCACCTGCTTGGGCTATTGTTGAAGGGCACCACCTTCACCCTTGGATTGATGACGATGGGAATTTCTATCATGGCGACACCGATCATGACTATTAAAACTAAAGTTCAACGCATACAGGAATTGCGCCGCAGTAATGCGGCGCAACCTGTCCGCAACAAGAAAAAATATTTCAGAAAAATAAAACATAAGCGGCGTGTCGACTTGACAAGCGACTAAAAATCCCCCACAGACGTGCGGGGTCGGGCGTGTCCTTAAGAGTGTGATATTAAACACCCTGAAAGCTGGGGCGTGTTGCAGAAATTGTCAGTGGCTTGTGTTATTATTCTCTTATTCCTAACGAAAGGCGTTCCATGTCAACTTTTACCGTCGCTTGCTTGAACTATGAAATTTGTGGTGCTCAAGAAACTTTTTATGATGAGTCAGAATATGAAATCTATGGCGATGATTATATTTGCGCTGAGTGTTATGCGTCTGATGAAATGTCATTCTTTGAAACTATTGGCTGGGCCGATTCCGACGCATTGGCGTCTGCTGGCCATGGAATGGATGAGGATTACTAAATGTCAGATGTCATTGATATAATCTTACCTATGAAATTAAAACGATCTAACGACCGTAAAGTCGCAAACCTTGTAACTAAAAATGGTAAGCAGGCTGCCATTGCTAAT